ATGAGCGTGCCCGTATTGGTTCGTCTAAACTTAAAGCACGGATAAGGACTTTCGGATGAGTTTTTCTAATTATCTTGAGAACAAAGTTCTCGGTCATGTGTTTGGTGCAACGCCGTACACCGCGCCCTCTACTTTGTATGTCGGTCTTTTTACGTCTGATCCCGGCGAAGGCGGCGGCGGTACGGAAGTCTCCGGCGGCTCTTACGCTCGTCAGACGATTGCATTCACAGTCACGGCCAATCAGGCGTCCAATACAGCGGCGGCTGAGTTCCCAACTGCGACTGCATCATGGGGCACAGTAACCTATGCTGCTGTCTTCGATGCGTCCACAAGCGGCAATATGCTTGCCTATGGTGCGTTGACCACTAGCAAGACGATTGCAAGCGGTGACGTTCTCCGTATTCCTGCGGGCGACTTCGACATCAATCTGGACTAATTAGATGGCTGGCTACGGCAGCGGTCTTTACGGCGACGGGACTTTTTCTACTGCCAGTATCCCTGCGGGATACGGTAGCGGATTATATGGTATTGGCAGCTACGGCGAAGACCCCATTGAGGCGTCAGTATCTGTCAGCGCCGCGTCTAGTGCTGCCGTCTCCGCGCAACGTATCCTGCTTGCCGCTGTCTCTGATACGGCAACATCCTCCGCGACTGTAGCCGCTCAGCAAATCAAGACCGTCGCGGTTACAGCCAACGCCACGTCAAGTGCGTCTGCATCGGCGCAACGCATCCAGAACGCCGCTGTGGCCTCTACAGCAACATCTAGCGCGGAGGTGGCGGCAACTCGTATCCAGCCCGCTTCTTGTGTCTCTAGCGCCGTCTCTAGCGTTTCGGTGTCGTTGCAGGGTGTGTTCCTTGTCAACGCCACATCGAACGCAGTCTCATCGACAAGCGTGTCTGTGGTCCGTAAGACGCCGACATCTGTTACTTGCAACGCGCAATCTAGCGTCGTCATTGACGCCAAGAAGAAGTGGGAACCGGAGCCAATCACGCCTGAAACGTGGACGGCTGCGAGTGATACATCTGAGACTTGGACACCCGTCGAAGTAATTGCAGAAACTTGGACACCACAATCAATAACAAGCGAGACATGGACGCCAATTTCTGTTACAGAAGAAATATGGCAGCAAGCTGCGTGAGGAATTAAATGGCTGATACAACCACAACAAACCTTGGATTGACTAAACCTGAAGTTGGCGCATCCGCCGATACTTGGGGGACAAAACTCAATACCGATCTAGACACCATTGACGCGCTGTTCAAAGCAGACGGCACGGGCACAAGCGTTGGCGTAAACGTCGGCGCGGGCAAAGTGCTGACTGTTGCAGGCAGCGTATCTGCCAACGGCGCGACACTTAGCCCTACGGAACTTGGCTACCTTGATGGCGTGACTTCGGCGATCCAGACGCAGCTTAACGCCAAAGCAGCCTCCGGCGCTAATACTGATATTACCGCACTCGACCAAGATGTCACCATTACGGCTACTGGAACTATCGCTGCGGATAGCATCGGCTTTCGCGGTCTACCTCAGAACAGCCAGACCGGCGCTTACACGCTGGCGCTATCCGATGCGGGTAAGCACATCTCGATCACGACCGGCGGAGTAGTCATTCCAGCAAACGGATCGGTGGCATTCCCAGTCGGCTCAACGATGGTGATATTCAACAACAGCGGCAGCAACCAGACGATCAGCATCACGACTGACACACTGCGCCAAGCTGGAACGGCCAACACAGGCTCACGCACACTGGCCCAATACGGTCTAGTAACGTGCGTCAAAGTCGCCTCTACTACATGGGTAATCTCCGGCGCGGGATTAAGCTAATGACCGGCATTATGTGTGCCTTGGCGGGGATGGGCGGTAAAGATACAAGCCCTTACTCTGCCTCCTATTTGGTCATCGCTGGCGGCGGCGGCGGTGGCGGGATAGGCGGCGGTGGTGGTGCGGGTGGTTATCGTTCCGGTTCGTCAACTCTAGCCGTCGGCACTTCATACACCGTTACGGTTGGTGGTGGGGGAACCAGTAGTTCCAGCAGTGGTGTTAACGGCGGGAACGGCGGCGACAGCACATTTAACAGTATAACATCGACCGGCGGCGGTGGCGGCGGAGCGGATAGTAACGGTGGTAATTCTGGCGGCTCCGGCGGTGGTAGCGGTTGGTCGAGCGGTGCTCCGGGCGGCGGAGGAACTTCGGGTCAAGGAAACGCTGGGGGTAGCGGTGCTTCTGCGTCTTCACCTAATTTTCAGACTGCTGCTGGCGGTGGCGGTGGCGCTAGTGCCGCTGGTGGAGGGGCCTATGCGGACGGGGATTTTGCATTCGGAGGTCCGGGTGGCGCTGGTACTGCATCATCCATAACTGGCACTTCAGTTACACGCGCTGGAGGCGGTGGCGGTGCTTTTGGTGGAACAGGCTCATTCAGCGCTGGTGGGGGAGCAGGTGGTGGCGGAGCAAGTAATGGTAACAACGTTGCTGCTGTTGCGGGTACAACCAATACCGGGAGTGGGGGTGGCGGGGGTCAGCCGTCTGGCACAGGTGGTTCTGGCGTAGTCATTATTTCCGTGCCAACGGCCCGCTACAGCGGCATAACCACAGGTTCGCCAACGGTTACGACCAGCGGCTCAAACACCATTCTCCAATTCAACTCATCTGGAAGTTACACAGCATGAGCCACTTTGCAAAAGTCATCGACGGCATCGTCGCAGAAGTTCTGGTTATCGAACAGGATGTCATCGACACCGGAATGTTCGGCGATCCATCGCTATTCGTGCAGACATCCTACAACACATACGGCGGTCAACATCCAGAGGGCCGACCGCTACGTAAGAACTACGCGGGCATTGGCTTTACCTACGATGCGGAACGTGACGCATTTATCCCACCACAGCCATTCGCGTCGTGGACACTTAACGAAGACACTTGTCTCTGGGATGCCCCGACAGCCCACCCAGATGACGGCAAGCCCTATTATTGGGATGAAGCCACATTGGCTTGGGTAGAGGTGACAGTATAATGGATATGTCGTTTGGCATTGATACGCTTCTCACCGTCGTTGCGGGCATCTTCGCCATCATTGGCGTGTGGACGCAACTCAGCAATCGTCTTGCAATTCTTGAAACAAAGCTAGAGTTTGGTGACGAGAAGTTCAACAGCATCGACAAGAAGTTTGATGAGGTTATGATGCACCTACGCCGAATTGAAGACAAGCTGGACAACAAGGCAGATCGGTAATGGCGTTTAAGCTAGGCCCACGTTCCCTGTTAAACCTTCGCGGTGTGCATCCCGATTTGGTGCGCGTCGTTAAGCGCGCTATCAGCATTTCCGATATTGATTTCACTGTCATTGAGGGACTGCGTACACCGGCACGGCAGAAAGAACTGTTCGCAAAAGGTGCGACCAAGACGATGCGTTCGCGCCACATTCATGGCTTTGCGGTTGACATTGCGCCGTATGTAGCAGGTAGCATTCGTTGGGACTGGCCGCTGTTCGATAAGATTGAAGCAGCCATGAAGAAGGCTGCGCATCTTGAGAATGTGTCGATTACTTGGGGCGGGGACTGGAAGTCGTTTAAGGACGGCCCACATTGGGAACTTCCGCACGCTAAATACCCAGACCCAAAATGACGATTAAAGAACTTGAGACCGCGCTGCTTGAGCGTGTCCGGGTTTGGTGGCGTCCGGTCACATGTGTCGGTATTGCTTGCGGTGTTATTGTAAATGCGGTAGCCTTGCCCATTGTGAACAGCCAGCCAATCTCCCTTACGGACTTGGCGGCTACGATTGCATCTTGTGCGACTATATTTGCGGTAAGAGAATGGGGCAAAATAAATGGTGCGGATTAATCCATTCATGGGTTATGTGGCGGCAGGCGCTCTTGCTATTGGCCTTACCGCCGGGTGGAAGGTCAAAGACTGGCAGTGCGATGCCGCGTATTCTGCGGTTCTGGAAAAAGCTGAGAAGCAGCGCCAGCAAATGCAAGGAAAAATAGATGAGGTTTCAACGCTCTACCAATCCGAACGAGATAAAGCCGATGTGGTGGTCGCCGGAGAAAAGCAAACAATCCGCGAGATATACAAGACTTTGCCCGCTGTTCCTGCTGATTGTGCTCCTGATGTTCGCATTGTCGGGTTGCTCGAAAGCGGCGTCAATCGCGCCAATGCCGCAGCCGCCAGCGAACCTAGCGAGTAACTGTCCGCCGCTTCCCTCGCCGCCAGCTACGCTTATTGATCCTGAGCGCGCTATATGGGAAGTTGATATATTAGCTAAATATGGTGACTGCGCGTTGCGTCACCGCCGAACAATAGAAGCATGGGAAGAGGCTGTAAAAATCCCCAAGAAGTGATATAAGACCTAAGACTTTAGGTACGGATAAAAACATGGCGCTAATTCCGATTAACATTCCCCCCGGCGTATTTCGCAACGGCACTGAACTTCAGTCCGCCGGGCGATGGTACGACGTTAATCTTGTGCGCTGGACAGAAGGCGCTATGGAGCCGGTTGGCGGCTGGGAGAAGCGCAACACTACCGCTCTAACGGGCAAGGCCCGCTCTTTGCTGGCGTGGAAGACGAACAGCGATGTACGCCTCATGGCTATCGGAACTTCGTCGAAGCTTTATGCGGTAACACAATCTAATGTTCTGGTAGATATTACGCCTACTGGTTTTACTGTGGGTTCTGACGACGCTTCTTCGGGTGCGGGTTACGGGATTGGTACGTACGGCACTGGTTATTACGGCACACCTCGTCCAGACACTGGCTCGGTAACAGCCGCTACCACATGGTCGCTAGACACTTGGGGCGAATATCTTGTCGGCTGCTCAACGTCTGACGGCAAGCTGTATGAGTGGCAGCTTGATTATACAACGCCAACAAAAGCGGCTGTCATTACAAACGCGCCGACAAACTGCATCGGCTGTCTCGTAACTTCCGAGCGTTCAATGTTTGCGCTTGGCGCTTCTGGCGATGGCCGTAAGGTTGCGTGGTCCGATCTCGAAAACAATACCGTCTGGACAGCCGCTTCTACCAATTTGGCGGGTAGCATTAAACTGCAAACTTCTGGGCGGATTATTACTGGTAAGCGCGTTCGCGGCCAGAACCTTATCCTGACAGACATTGACGCGCACACTCTGACATACGTGGGCCAGCCGTTTGTGTATCAGGCTGAAATCGCAGGCCGTGCTTGCGGCGCTGCGTCTGCCAACTGCATTGCCGTTCTCGACAATATGGCGGTGTGGATGGGCCAGAAGGGCTTCCACATCTACGATGGTTACGTCAAGCCTCTGCCATGCGAAGTGTACGACTATGTGTTCAACAACATTAACACCAACCAAATCTCCAAAGTCTACGCGGTTAACAACGCGCAGTATAATGAAGTCTGGTGGTTCTACCCGTCGGCTAACTCTAACGAGAACGACAGCTACGTTGCGTGGGATTATGTAGAGAACCATTGGACGATTGGCACGCTGGCCCGTACAGCGGGTACGGACCGCAGCGTGTTCCGCAACCCAATAATGATTGGTACAGACGGCTTCATCTACGACCACGAAGTTGGCCTGAACTACAGCGACGCGTTGCCCTACGCTGAAAGCGGTCCGTTCCAGATTGGAAATGGCGACCAGATACTGTATGTCAACGAGATGATCCCCGACGAACGCAATCAGGGTAGCGTCTCCGCCACATTTAAGACGCGCTATTACCCGACAAGTGAAGAGACTACCTACGGCCCATACAGTCTGACACAGCCGACATCGGTTCGTTTCAACGGACGCCAGATCAAGATGCGCGTAACGACAACTGCACCGTCTGATTGGCGTGTGGGGACGCAGCGCCTTAACGCAATTCCGGGTGGCCGTCGATGACCCTTAAACTTCCTCCACCTCCCTCTCAGTACGACCCTGCATATGAGGCGCAGCGTAACCGCCTTATTGAATTGGCGGTTAATAGTAAGTATGAACAAGGGCTTGATGTAGGTATCTATCCACCTGCTCGTCTTATCCTACGTGATGAAGACGGGCATGATGTAGAAATCTATGTAAGTCACTCCGAACAAGTACGGGCAAGGCACGCGTAATGGGCTGTCAATTTATTTTGTTTTGTGTTAATAACGAAGGATTAAGCGGCCCAACCGCACGGGGAATATAATGGCGACTACAACTACTACGCAAACTCAGGCGCTCAATCCTTTCATTCAGGATATTCTGGCGCGTAACTATGGGGCCGCACAGCAAGTCGCGGCTATTCCGTATCAGGCATATCAGGGACCACGCATTGCAGGCTTCCGCCCCGCTGAAGAGCAGGCGTTCCAGACCGCGGTCAACGCTGCAACCCAGCAAGTTGGGATGCCGCAACTTCAGCAAGCCACCCAAGTTGCTCAGCGTGCAGCCGGATATACTCCCCAGCAGTTTCAGCAAGATGTCTCCGGCTTCATGTCGCCGTTCCAGACCAACGTCATCGACGCCACGATGGCACGTCTCGCACAGAACCGCGCTGAACGTGACGCTTCTACTAAGGCTCAGCTTGCCGCATCGCGGGCATTCGGTAATGAACGCCGTGGTGTTTACGAAGCACAGCTTGCAGGCGAAGAAGATTTGAATACGGCGCAGACGCTGGCGAACCTGTATAATCAGGGATACACGCAAGCCGCTGGGTTTGCACAGGGTCTGCCGGGCCAGCAGCTTGCGGGTGCATCCGCTCTTGCAGGCTACGGCCAACAGGCTCTTGGCAATCAGCAGGCATACGCTGCGATGCTTCAAGGCGCAGGCCAAGCACAGCGCGGCATGGCTCAGCAGAACCTTGATCTGGCGTACAAGGACTTCCTCGAACAGCGCGGCTTCCCGCAGCAGCAGCTTCAAACACTGCTCATGGGTTCGCAGGGTCTTCCGTCCCCAGTCACGCAAACGACAACTGCACCCGGCCAGTCAACGCTCGGCCAAGTTGGGTCGGCTGCGTCCGCGATTGGTGCTCTCCTTGATATATTTAATAAGAAGGCGTAATTAGATGGCGCTACGAGATTTGACGGGCATTCCGGGCATTCCGGGCGTTAACCCTACCGCTAGCACCATCGCCCGTTTGACCACTCCGGGGGCTATGTCTACCGCGATACAACCTATGCCCGCCACAGTGCAGCCTACGCTTTCGCCAACCGCAAAGTACATTGCGGATATGCAGGCTCTCATGAGCGGCGGTATCGGTAAGCTATCAACTGGCGAGAAGATTAGTGCGCTGGGCCAAGTACTTCAAGCCGCAGGTAGCCGTGGCGCGACTGACCCCGCCGCTGTTCTTCAGAACGTGCGCAATCAGCAGATGCAGAAGCTGAACGCACAATTTCAGATTGCGCAGTTGCAGAAAAAGACGCTGGAGGAAGAAGACTTTATTAAGACGCTAACCCCTAGTGAGCGCAATATGTTCGCCATTCTCGACGAAACAGGTCGGCGACAGTTTATGGTTGCGCGCCAACAAGGCCGCGAACTGACCGACGCCGAAAAGAAAATCCAAGCAGCCGGTATCCCCCTAGACTCGCCAAGAGCGCGGGAAATTCTTTCGGATGTCGCTGAGAAGGAAGGTATGGTCACGATAACTGGCCCAACAGGATCATTCACCATACGGGCATCAGACCTTGGCAAGTATCCTCCTGTCACGCCAGAAGCCGCTGCCGCTCTTCGTGCCGATCCAAAGCGGGCGGGAGAGTTTGACATCAAGTTTGGTCCGGGCAAATCAGCGGAGTATCTGGGAGGCGGTAGTGGTAACACTACCGGCGGGTTTCGCTGACGGTAGGTCTGTAGTAAAAGAACTTTTCCCCAACGCCCGTATCACTTCAGGCTATCGCGGCCCAAGCCACCCACTGTCGAAAGCTAATCCGCGTTCGTACCACGCCACTAGCCGTGGCGCGGTTGACATCGCACCAATTCCCGGTGTGACATTCAATCAATACATTAATTCCATTCGCCAAGCCGGATACAATATTGTAGAAGCTAGGGACGAAGTTAGTAATCCATCTAAATACGCCACTGGGCCGCATTGGCACGTTGTAATCGGGAAATAACATGGCTGAACCTAATTATTTTGATCAATTCGTCCCTGCAACCTCTTCCCGCGGTGGCGCTTTTATTCCCGCCCCCGGCGCGGCTGAAGAAGCTGCACGCAAAACGCGTGATGAGAAGCGCGATGCCGAGCGCGCTGCTCGTGAAGCACGGAACGAAGGGCGTGAGGTAGAGGTTTCAGGCCGTAACCTTATCGGGGATTATCGTAAAGAATTTCTCGGCAATGATGAAGTCAAGGACTTCCGGAGGATAGCCAACGCCACCCGCCAGAT